TTGATGAGTCAAGAGATTTAATATCTCCCAAGAATTTCTTTAGATTTTTAGGACTGGCAACCATGCCACTAACTAAAGTCTTGTAGTCTGGAGCGAATCCACTTGTAGATAAGAAGTGATCTGCAACTTTACTTCGCTCAGCCTTGAGGGCATCATCAAGAGTTCCCATTCTCATGCCAAGATAGTCAGCATCCATCTGAATGTTATCTAACTCACTCTTCATCCCAGGTATTCCATCTATAACATCTTTGTTTTTAGCAAGCTCTCTAGCAAGTCTCTTGCGATCTAAAATACCATTAACTACCACTTTACTGTGCAACTTGGCAATCATAGCGTCACGAGCAAGCTGAGGGCCTTCCTTGCCAGCTACATTCATATATTGATCAAGAGCCTCACGGTTCTTTAGAATAATATTAGCAACTTCAGAAGAGTATCTCTTTTTACCGATTTGAGCAATAGATTCAGCATCGAACGGCAATCCTACTTTTTCGTAGTAAAGTTTATCAACACCAAGCAATCTTTCGTTAAATGAACCAGCTGATCCACCCGGAGTTTGCACACCACCAACTTCTCCACCTTTTGTATATAGATTCTCTCTAACAATATTAAACTGCTCTTCAAACTGCTGAAGCTGTCTTTGTTCTGTCTTAGACATTGGAGATCGCTTTAATCTGTTGATAGCTCGTTTCAATGACTCCACTTGGGCGAAAGACATAGATTTAAACTCGGGTATATTAATACCGTTTACTGTTTTAATTTCTGGCTTTAGCTTTTTAAACACTTGTTTGTCTACATCGGTAAGTTTACCAAAAAGATCTCTTACAGAGTTTGCCTTGATGAAGCCGTAAAAGTCACCTACAAATTCAGCGGGAACATGAACACCTTTAGCGGTAGCTTCTTCAATTAAAGAATCATAGATAGGCTTCAATTCTGATCTAGCCAAGCTCTCACGTTTAGCTATCAGTTTCTCAATAGCGATACCACGGTCAAGATCAGACATACTTGGGTCAAGCTTATCTTGCATCCCCTGGATACGATCATCAATATGAGATCTAGCTTTAATCAGCCTTTGCTGTCTAGCCTGCAATCCTTTCTTAATTGCAGCGTCAGACCAAGGTAGCTCAGCATATCTATTACCAAAGATTCGATCAGCATTTTGCTCAACTAAATCTTTCATTCTCTTTAGTTCCATCTCAAAGCCGTGTCTATAAGTGGCATTTGTCTTTGCTAATTTAACAAGCTGCGAGTGTGCTGTTGGACTTTGTCCGGCCGCTGCAATAAGAGGAAAATCTCCAGCATCCCATTTAACGCCAATCTTGTTAAGATCTCCAAGAATTGAGTTAATATCTGGATTCTCTTCCACAATCTTAGCCAGAACACCTTTAACGTATGTTGTTGAATAAGCTTGCTGAGCATCTCCTGAATTAGCTTTAATTTCTTTAAACTTTCTAAAAGCAGACCCACCTGTATCAAATAATGCGGATGAAATGGGTGCAGAAATAAATGCGCTTGGGACAGTCATACCTACAGACCCAACAGTTCTCCAGGTTCCAGTCTCCGGCTTGCCAGTATAGGCTTCTTCAAGAGATCCACCAACATCTCCTCCAAACTCAGAACCCATGCCAACTATCTGAAGGCCGGCTGCTCTTGACAAGATGCTAGTAATAGCTACACCAGTCTTCAGAAGAAGGCCGTACGGATCTGAAAATGCCTCTACACCTGATCCTAAATATCTATGTACATCGTTAGGCGGCTTCTTGCCGGTCTTATCAACATCTAGATTGAAAAGCTCCTGATAACCATGCTGGTAATTCATAAAGTTTTCGCCAAACTGTTGATATAAATCATCAGCACTATCTTTATTAGAGCCAGACGGTAAGCCAGATTTAGTCATAAAATTGAATAAATTCTCAGCAACATCTGGGCCGTATTCTTTTAATAGATCTTCAGGCGATTTAGATACTATCTTTTCAACAGGATCAATTAAAAAGGTTTTTACAGCTGCGCCCACCATTGATGGTGTGGATGTTAAGCCAGATTCAACCCGATCAACGTAATACTCAGTGAGATCTGTATATCTGTTTTCTTTAGCTTGGCCTTGCTCTATTTTATCAACGTAAGCATAAATCTCCTCATTAGACATAGTGTTAAAATCGGGGGTATCTCCTTGGCTCTTTGAAGCTGTCCTGCTTGCAAGGCCAGTTATATACTCTTCAAGCTGCTGAGTAGACATTGTGTTCATTTCTTCATTGAACGCATTTAAAGCTACAGGATCTTTCTCATGAACAGTACCATCACCTTCCTGCCAAGTTCCATCATACATTTCGGCCATTATTTACCTCTCTTTCTTAATACTTCTCTAGCTAACTCTAGTTTTTGAGCATCTGTCAGGTACTTTTGAGGTTTTTTAGGAAGCCAGGTGTCAAGTTCGTCCCCTGTAAGACTATTTTTATATTTAAATCTATATTCCAAATTTCTTTCATTCAACCTTTGCTCTGAAATCTGTCCGACTATCTTAAACATTCTCTCAATATCGTCTAAATCGGCATCAGGTATATCACCTGTTATCCAAAGTGACATACTTCTTGCGATTCTATCGCCAAGCCCACCAAACTTCATTGCATGAACAACTTCAGNGAAAGTCTATTGTCATTATTCATTTGAGCAAGAACTTTTGTTATATTTGGACGGGCGGAACTAATACCACCCCTATGCTGCTGAACATAACTAAGACCATCTTCTACAGATTCTAGAGCGGTTCGAGACTCCTTGGTATCCATTCTGTAATTTTTTTGCACATTCTCAAGAGTACCAAGCCTTGCAATAGGCGTTAAACTAGTATCAGTTGAACCAGTGGCGCTAACATCACCATCAGAGTCGCCTCCAGTTTTAGCAACATTAGGTTTCATTCCAGCTAACGCCTGATCAACAATATCAACCCAGCCACTCACCTGTTCGCCACCGAGTTGGTTTAATGTTGGTTTAGCTTTAGTAGAGCTAACAAGGTTGTCTAGTTGCCTATTTGTAAGAGTGTAGTTCTTACTTTTAGCGTAGTCAGCAATAGCTTGCTTATGTCCGGCAATCTGATACTGCCACTTCTTCATATCAGTAGATTCAGTAGATTCAGTAGGCTTCAACTTATCAGCCATGTCCATAACTTCTTGCCATAGATCTGGCATATTGGCGCTTCTAAATGAATCAGCAATTTGCATTAACTGTTCATAAGATTTAGTACCTTCACCGTACTGACCCATGATCTCTTCAATTTTATCTTGCTTGGCTTGCTCAGGTGTTTGCATACCTAGCATACCACCTAAAGCTCTACCAGCTCCAGCACTAGATTGTCCAGCTTGGTAAGCGTGGTAATCGTACGCATCCATCTGAGCAATTTCGCGCATTTCTTTTCTTCTAGCTGCGTCAGCTGATACCTGAGCGTCATACGGGTTTGTAAACATTGTTGTTGCCATTATTATCTCCTATGTATAGCTAGAAATTCCAATATCTTGGATATACGGATCGTCATAACTCAAGCCTCCGACTGAAGAGCCGCCAAGCATACCGCTTATTACGTTGCCAAACTCATCGTACATCATCCCTTTAGCTTTAGAGGCTCCTTTTGCTCCTTCAACTTTACTCTTAGCATAAGGATCGTTACTTATACCGCCAGATTGTGCTAAGTCCAGGTAATTCATAGGAAGATCGCCAATACTAATAGCTTGCTTAATGTCACCCTTCTGCCAGTCTCTCATAGTAGTTCCCAATTTAAGGGCATCTAAGTAGGACGCTTGCTCATCTTGCAAGTCTGTGGTACCCCAACTATCGCGAGTCATTTGCTGTTGCCCTTGACCGCCAGTTGTAAACAGTTTGCCTTGAGATAAAAGCCTTGCTTCTTGTGATAGAGCTTCACGATTTCTACCAGGTTGTCTTAAATCTCGTTTCTTGGCAGCCATCTCCATTCCCATAGCAACAGGATCAGATGAGTATTTAGAAATTTGTTCATTGGTTAGAGAAGAGCGACCTAGTAAGGAGTCCATTTGTGTCTGCCAAGGTGCGGATAACTCTGTAGACACAGCCTTTCCCTCACGATCATAAGTGATACCACCGAATTGACCTGTTGCATCCCAAGGCAATGACCTTTGATACTGCTCTTCAGACATTCCACGAACCTCACCTGACAGATCTGAAGATCTTCCAGACGATTGACTTGAGTCAACAAGACCACCAACAAGTGTACCCACTGGTCCAAAATAACTTCCTAAAGTGCTAAATAATCCCATAACATTCTCCTAAATACCTTATTAAATTCATTAAATTACTAACCTACTGAATACCCGTTTAAGTTGTATGCAGTTTCTGCTCCAGCACTTCCGCTACCATCACAATGTGCAGGGGCATCGCCACCATAGCTTCGACCCCCGGTTACACCAACCAATCCTGGGTTTCCACCATCACCACCATCACCACCAACTATAGGACCTTCCTCTGTAGCTTTGACGGCACCATTTCCGCCATTTCCGCCAGTTAATAGACCGCCTAAACTTCCTGGGCTACCATTAATATGGGAATCACCTGAAGCAATACCGCCAGTGCCTGAGAGTCCGTACGGAGCGCCACCGCCACCGCCGCCACCGCCTGCAGAATCATCATTAATACCATTATCGTCATTAGCACCACCACCACCACCACCACCACCAGAACCACCAGAAGCGATAGTGCCAGTGCCTGTAACAACTACGTTACACATTAGTTTGACAGCTTTACCGCCTATTGTGCCAGGCGTTCCTGAGGTACAGCTATAACTCATAAGTCACTCCAATATTAAGAAGCATAAGCATTACCACCCTTACCACCATTACCACCACGACCTACAATGCTACCGTTATNTTCAATAGTGAGAGTCCCACCATATCCAGATCCAGTATTTAAGGCGTATGTTGATGTACTGCTTGCAATAAAAACAACGTCACTGTTGATTACCGCCTTGCAGTTCCAGAATTTATCGGCAGCATCAAAGTATTGATCTAAGTTCACATCTGTGTAAACACCGTATGCACCATCTGTAGCAGGGGCATCTCCCTTTGTAAAAGTATATGTTACTAAACTCTCGTGAGAAATCTTCCAAACGCCAGAATCCTTAACATGGACAATCTTAGATTTTTTCCAAGCGCCAGAATCCTTAACATGAACTTGATCCACATCTTTAAAAGAACCACTATCTTTAACTTTAATACCCATAATTTATACTTGGTAGTGAACGTCCCCATCTGCTCCACCCGAAGGTGCTGATGTAGATATAGTTATATCGCTAGTGCTATGTGTTCCTAATGCTAAGTTTGTTATAGCAGTTGTAACAAATAAACAAGTTGCAACTTGAGATGTAGTATTAGGCTCAGTGGGGGTGGATGAGGCAGTGGCGGCAAGAAAGGCAACGCCCGAATCTCCAGCTTTTTCAGCCTTATCATTAATAGCATTTTTAGCAGCTGTAAATTCTGTATGGAAGTCATCTCCAGAGATGATACCGCCAGCAGCATCCTTTCCTGACCAGCCAATTTGTAAGTTGTATGCACTCATCGTATTTTTCCTTTTTTAGCCCAAATAATCATATTTTGAAGTGAGGCTTTATAACCATTAATAGTTCCCCTCNTTTCCATTCTTAGCACTTTTGCAGATCTTGATAAAGATGATTTGTATTCAACTGGTTTGGCAGTTCCTGCATAAGTAGCTTCACCCCATTTAGAGGAGGGAGCGCCCCACGTATGAGACCACAAAGGTCCGGGAATAGTAAAGCCTACAGACTCGGCATTAACTTCATAATCTCTGTACCAGTTCATTGTAACAGACATATCTTGACCACCCGAAATTACAGCCAGAAATCTCTTTAATAACTTAGCTCTACTAGGGTCTCCGAAGTCTAGCCATACTGTACTGAAGTCAGCTTGATATGTATTGTTTACAGTTTTCCAACACTTTTCACCTCCATTAGACGCCCAAATGTTACCAGCAGCCTCACAGTTTTCCTGCGTATTGTATTCACCCTCATTATTGCCGAATACATCTTGCTTTTCTACATCAAAGTAGCCATCATACACAGCAATCCTGCCTTCGTATTCAGACGCACCAAGACCAATATACATAACACCTTCAGACGTTGACAGAAAGGATTTTGGAGTTTTCTTAGAATCAAAATTCCAGTTACTTACCTTTGGAGCATCTCCTACGCCACCTTTAAAGTCAAACACATACGTTATATTTCTATCAGGAAATGAGAGGGCGTAGTATCCTCCGCAAAGGCAATACTGACCTTTAACTTGATTCATGTCAGAATTGGTAATATGCCCAACCATCTCATCTTTAATGTTAATAGATAGGTCGGTCAGTGGCATCTTGTCTTTAAGCATGGTGCGTTGCAATGAGCGAACACCTGAATTAGACAAATAAACAATGTCATCACCAAGGGCTTGAACAGAATCCCTTGCCGCGCATCCTATACCCCTAATAACTTCGTCTAACTGAAATGTTTCAGCTGATGGGTCAACGGGGTCATTATATATAGCAATATTTTGCTTTCCGAAAACAACAAGTTTACCCATAAAACTTGAAATAGCAACAATCTGGTCGCCATCCCATACAGTTCTCAAATCAACAAATCCAGCAATAGATGTTCCGCTAATATCAGTTACAAAAGAATGACCTTGTAAGGTATCTGAGTAATAAACAACATCTCGAGACTCGCCGATATTACCAGTCCAAAGTCTACCGAAAGCGCCCAAGCAACAGCTCGGTTTAAAGTCAGCAACTGAAGATGGTCCTGAATATCCGGAAGCATCCTCTAAATCCATCCAGTCAGTTCCATCAAAATAGATAGGCTTATGACCAGATTGAACACCGTAGAACTTATTGTTAAAGTTACAGAACTCCCAGTTTCCGTCAGTTATTGTCTGCGGAGTTCCAGTAAATGTCTGAGCATCTAAAGTAAATGGAGAATTAGCCTTGTTTAATTTATAAATCTTATCTTTAGATCCGGCAAAGATAGTGGAACTTCCAGTCGTACTTCTAAACTCACCTAAAGATTTAATAATATAATCATTAGATGTTGAAGGTCCTATTAGGTCACTAATCTGTTTAATTCCACGCCTAGAAGTAAGCCTACCTTCATCATCAAGCATAATATTATTAGCCTCAATAAGCCAACGAGGATCGAGAGTTGATGGCGAAGACTGTTTATTTAAACCATATATTCCTATAGAATTGAGTGTTAGTGGCTGAATGGCACTCACTAGATTACCACCCAGTCGTGTTCATATTGAGTATTGCCGGAATCTAAAATAATAGCGTTGTTAAGAGACTCTTTAAATTCCTCAGCAATAATGCCTGATTGAGTTCCACCATCTTCACCACGCTCAGATATAGCTCTAGCCAACGCACCAAGGATAACAGGCTGCAAGGGAACCTTAATAAGGTCATTAGATAATCTCATATTTTCTTGGGTTTTAATAATATTAAAATTAATACCTTGAGATGATGTAGGAACAGGATATAAGTCAATATTCATATCTGGACTTCTCAAGACTGACACAGATGAGCTGCCGTTCATAGCATAATGTCGAGGTTCTCCTTTTGATATGCTAGCTATAGGGAAAGATTGAGCGTTTAGCCAATCATTGTTTACTTGAGATAAATGCTGACCAGTATCTCTATTAATAACGTCTAATACTTTAAAATTGGATCCAGCTCCAGCAGTAGCATCACCTAAGATGTACTGCATAGTGCCGTCTACAGTGTTAATAGTAAAAGTCTCTCTTAAAGTGATCCAGTCGTGATATGATTCTACGTTTAGTTTTGAGTCGTTAATCATTGAGCCAACAACCTTCTGATAGTCGGTTACTGTTGATACATCATTGATATTACCCGTCCAATCGGTAGCAATGGTTGCTTCTCTCAACCTGATTAGCACTTCGTTAATTGCTTCTCTAAAGGTCATAGGGTTCTCCGTTTAGTGACATTATAATCCTATTTATGCAGTTATATCAACTACTTATGTTTATTTAATTTCATTGCACTTGCAGTCGCATACCTGTGGTTGAGCTTGTGTCATAGCCATCATCTGCTGCGGCATTGCCATACCTTGTTTCATCCAATC